TAAAAGTAGGTAGTTAAAATGAAAAAAATTTTTCACTGGACTAATACTTTCAAGACTCTAGGCGAAGATGATGATGGTAGTATTAATATTAGAGGATTAGCAAGTACCAATTCATTAGATCGTGCTGGAGATGTAATTAATCATGATGCATGGACAAAGAATGGCGGATTAGATGGTTTTAAACAAAATCCCGTAATTCTTTTTAATCATAATTGTGATCGACCTATTGGTCGTGCTACTTCTATGGAAGTAAGTAAACAGGGTCTGGAGCTTGGAGCTAAAATCTCTAAGTCTGCAGGCGATATAAGAAATCTTATAAAAGATGGCGTTCTTGGGGCCTTTTCCGTTGGTTTTAGAGTCAAGGATGCTGAATATAATGAAGAAACTGACGGATTTGAGATAAAAGACGCCGAACTATTTGAGGTATCAGTCGTTAGCGTACCCGCTAATCAGACTGCTACGTTCTCACTTGCAAAATCTTTCGATTCGATGAAAGAATATCAAGAGTTCAAGAATCTTTTTATAAATAATAAAGAGGCTGATCAATCTAATAAGATTGAGACGCCACAAGCGACGGATAAAACCGTTTCACAGGAGAAACCTATGTCTACTGACAATAAAGCTCCTAGCGTAATTGACTTAAAAGCATACGCAGAAGAAGTGGCTACAAAAGTGGCTGCTAAAATTGCTATGGCTCAAGCAGAAAAAGACGCTAAGGAACAGGCTCAAGTGGAAGATGCAGCAGCAGAAACTGCCGCAGTAGAAGCTGAGCAGGAAAAAGTTAAGACGATAGTAGAAGTCGGAATGGAAGGTGCAGAGCGCCTAACAAAAGACCTTGAAGATCGTGTTTCAGCGAAGCACGAAGATCTTGAAAAAGTCGTCGAAGAACTTAGGACTGATCTCACCGAAAAGAAAGAAGAAATCGAAGCAATTCGTGCTTCTAAAAGAGTTTTCGGACGAGACAATCCAGACTGGAAGAAAGCTTATGAATCCGACATCAATGATGCTTGGACCATGGGTCTTGCAACAGGCAAAGGTTGGGACACTAAACTCGGAAAAAGTACACTAGAAAAAGTTAATGCCATGTCAGGCGTTGGCGTTTCAAGTGTCGATTTCGAGCAGACTGTTTCAACAAATATCGAAAGAGATATCCAGTTACAACTAGTTTTGGCACCTCTATTTAGAGAAATTCCAATGGCTAGTGCAACACAAATCATTCCTATCTTACCAGATGCTGGTTATGCTGAATTTACAGCATCACAAGCAGCCGCGGGTTCAAGCCCACATGGTAACTTAGAAGAAAGAGGCGATACCTTTGGTTCACCTTATGCTGGTGTTGATTTAACTGAAAGAACTCTTTCAACCAAAAAACTAATTTCACAATCTTACTTAGGTAATGAAACTGAAGAAGATGCAATCCTACCAATTCTTCCTTTAATTAGGGAGTCAATTATAAGATCGCATGCACGCGGTATGGAAAATGCCATTCTAGTGGGTGACCACGCAGATGGCGTCTACGGTACTGGTGGTGCAACTTTTGATGGCTTGGTGCAACTTGCATCTGCAGCTAACTCAAGTGCTTCTCATATAACGCAATCAGGTACTGCCTTTGCGTCTGAATCACTTACCGCAGCAGGGCTTTTAGGAGCTCGTAAGAAAATGGGTAAATATGGAATGAATCCATCAGAAGTTGTTTACATTGTAAACATGACTGAATATTACAACCTATTGAGTGATGCTGAGTTCCAAGATGTCAACCTAGTTGGCAACGTGGCAACGAAGCTTAATGGCGAAATCGGATCAGTCTTTGGTACTAAAATCATAGTCTGCGACGAATTTGCTACACCAGCTGTAAGTAAAATGTACGGATTAGCGGTTTGGCCTAGGAACTACGTAATGCCACGACTACGCGGTGTTACTATTGAATCAGACTACGAAGTAGCTAATCAAAGGAGAGTCCTAGTGGCTTCCCAGCGAATTGGCTTCACCGACATGATCAGCGGTGCAACTTCAGTACACGCACTTCAATACAAAAGCTCTTAATAGCTAATGAATTTTTATGTGGGGGAATTTATTTTCCCCTGCATAAGATTCTAAAAAG